ACACACCAAACTATGTTTGAGTTATATGTCAGAGCGCAGTTAGTCCTTAAAACTCCTATTAAGGATTGGAAGCAATCTCCTAGAGATCATATGTGTGTGGTGTTCTCTCCCGCTGGGCCAGAGCCAATGACTCACGAACATGGGTCTTTTTATAATAATTCAACTTATGAAGTTGTGTTAACTAACATGAGAAAGATATAACAAAATAAATAAAAGAGGGAGAACATGGGAGAATTTAAGAAGGTCTTATGGACTTTGGTTGCGGCGGTTGTAGTAATACTAGGGGTTGAAGCTCCTACAGCAATAGCAGACTTTAAGTCTACGTTTCTGATATCACGAAGCCAATTCAGTACGCTATCGTATATGTCAGATGACAGGTCTGATGATTGGCGCACCAAAGTAGAAGACAAGATTTTAGCTAACGGGGATACGCATGTTGACATGCTATTCCGTAACACAGATAAAGAATGGGGAACTATAAATGCCATTGATACCGTTAATTGGAACCGTCGCCTTGACCGCTTACGTGACAAAAAACTGGCACCAGTTGTCTGGTTTCGTGGGGACGATTCTGAAGAAATCGACCAGCAAACCTTCAGCTCCCAGCTCGACTACAACGACGGAATCATAGATTCGGTAGATGAGAAAGCCTCTCATTACGTACTTGGTATTGAGACTGACGAATACTACTCACCCCAAGAACACTCGGTAATCATACAAAGAGCAAGACTTAAAACTAATAAACCTATTGGTGTTCACCTTTCACCCACCTCAAAGTTTACAGACGAACAGGTAAGGAGTTATATACGTGATGCAGATATTTGGTACGTTCAGACGGGGTTTAATTTAAGTGAAGCAGAATTCAGAGCGGAAATCGAACGAGCCATACGGATTGCTGACGGAAAGCCCATTGTCATATCGGAGTATAACTTGGACGGAACTTCGGCAGAAGCTAGACGCTTTGGTTCAATTGCATGCGAATACGCTGGAAAGGGAAACATCATCGGAACCGGAAACGGACGAGCCGGAGGAACCTGTAAAAACCTAGAATGGGCGTTGGCTGGTGGTAAGCAGAAGGAAGAGTGGTATGAAAAATACGACGATGAACTACAAGTTATGGCCCTTATCTTGGTTACCCTATCTTCAGTTCAGCTCTTAGACCTACCATTCACAGCCAAGTACAACTATTTAAACGATGGCGGTTACGAGGTTTTAATGATGGCTCCGGTTACGGAAGACTTAGAAGCAGGGCTTAGCTTTGCAAACTCAGGAAAGACAATGGCAGTGGTATCTGGAAACTTTGGTTTCTTTACAAAATTATTTAAACGTGGAAACAACAAATCCATAACAAACGAGGATAGAAGATAATGGGCTATATTTTAGCGTTCTTAATATCAGGGGTTGCGGCTAATCAACCTCTAAACAATTTCAACGATCAGTTTGCGGCTGACGTTGATGCAGGCAACTCTTGCTTTAACAGGGTTGCAGGTGAGGTTGGGTCATACGGTAAGCCGTCTGACTTCAGCATGGACTATATGTGTAACTACCGCTTGTTCAAGGAGCCAGTCCCAATGGATCAGCCCCGATACGAGTGGAAAATTAAGAGGATTTAATCATGGCGCAATCATTCGACGGTTGGAACAATTTTGATGGTAGCGGGTACGCTCCTAAAATGAACCCATTCTCTCAGCTTGGTAGTGCGTATCAGCCTCCTAGCTGGGATGGCGGCGGCGGCGGGCAACAGTTTTCAGGGGCTTATGCACCTCCTAGCTGGGGCGGTGGTCAACAAGGCGGCGGCGGCGGACAACAGTTTTCAGGTGCTTATGCGCCTCCTAGCTGGGATGGTGGTGGTGGTGGACAACAGTTTTCAGGTGCTTATGCGCCTCCTAGTTGGGGCGGTGGCCAGCAGGGCGGCGGCGGACAACAGTTTTCAGGGGCTTATGCGGCTCCTAGCTGGGGTGGCGGTCAGCAGGGGCCAATGCAAATGCCCGGCGGTGTTCGTGATCGCTCAACAATGTTTGATCCTAGAAATGGCGGTCAGGGTGGATTCAGCATGACTAAAGGCGCGGGGATTGCCTCTAATATTGGAGACATTGCCAGAAGGTTTAAGCCAATGAGCAAGGGTGGATACAGTATTGGCGAAATGTTTAAGCCCGGTGGAATGACAAACAAACTGCTAGGCAAGGGTGGCAAAGTGGGCGCGGCAATTAGCGGTGCTCCAGCATGGGCTATGCCAGCGGCAGGCGCGGCGGCATTTGGCGTCAAGCACCTCATAAAACGTAGCAAGCAGAAGAAGCATCAAAAGCAACAAAACGCCCAGAGAGATCAGATCAAGAATGCGGCGGCTAACGGACAGTATATGCGGGGCAATCCCGGAAACTTTAGCGGACCACAAAACTTCTAATGAGAGTAAAAACTTTCGATGATTTTTCTGATGGGCTGGATGTAAGGAAGCCAAAGAACCTCGACAATGATGAGTCGTTGAGGACCTTGGTTAATGCTTACATCACGCAAGGGGAAACCATAGAGAGAAGACCGGGCTTGAAGTTTGAGCTTGACATTGGACAACGCCTAAAAAACCTATGCGCTTTTGACGGAAGATTACATACGTTTACGTCGGGAAATTCGTTTACAAAAACACTGAGCAACGGAGTTCAGGTTCTCGGCCATAAGATTAGTTATGATGCCGCTAAAGCTTGCCGTGCTGATCCAATGGACACCGGGACAGGGCAAACTCAATCTAGTGAACCGATATACGTAAACTTTGTTGGGGGTTTCTTGAGTGGCATGTACGTGTCTGTCAAGTGGGATAACGGCAGATCACTGCACTATTTCATAGAGAATCCGCGAGTTGCAACATCATCCACTATCAATCCGATAGCTGATGCGGGTTGCCCTCACACCTCAAAGGTTGCCATTGCTCAGTCAAAGATTTATGCAGTAGGTGACACTGGTGGCGCTGGTGATATGGGTCAGGCAGACACTGTAAGGTATTCTGCAACTGCAAACTACGTGTCAGGCGGGTCTAACGTACCAGTCTGGACCAAGGACAATGACGCTGGATTCTTACCTACTGGTGACCGATCCCTCGGCAACTCTGTAGCGACAGGACTCGGTGTTGTAAGCAATAGGCTGGTTGTGTTCCATGAGGACGCTTGCCAGATATGGGCTGTTGATCCAGACCCTGCACGCAATGAATTAGAAGAACAGGTTGCTGGAATTGGTACGGATCATTATCAAAGCATTGTAACTGCAAACAAAGATATCTACTTTCTGGCACCAGTTGGTGTTCGATCAATTGGTGGTCAGTCAATGTACCGCAATATGAAGGGCTCTGACGTAGGCTCTGCCATCGATAAACTTATCATGTCGCATATTAAAGATCATGACGGTAGGTGGGATGGTCAGTTCTTTCCCGGAGCAGGTCAGTATTGGCTAACAGCGGGTACAGAAACATTTGTTCTAACCAAGTCGCAAAGAGACAAACTTAACGCTTGGTCTGTGTATCGTTTCTCTCAAGATTTTTACCAGATGGCACACCTTGCCGAAAACTTATATTGCGTAAACGGAGAGGGCTTTATATACAGGCTTGACGAAGATACCAAGACAGACGGCAAAGATGAATCCGAGTTTACCGTTGAGATGGAAACACCTTTCTACTCATTTGGTCAAGAAGGGCAGTTTAAGCTATTCCAATCCATGGAAGTTATCTTGGAAGGATTTGGAGAGATTGACCACTGCGTAAACCCTAACAACAACGATGACAGGACCTCACCATTCCAGATTATTGGCGACACAAGAACAGTGCCAACACTACCTCTTGGCATCCTAGCCCCAACGCTTTCGACCAGAATAAAGGGCAATGGCTCAGAACTAAAATCAATTAACTCACTTATCTACAGATATCAACCTACAAACGCAGGTGTTTAACAATGGCTAACAATGGAACCCTTGGGGAAACGGACCCATTCTACGAACAATACACGCTGGCTTACCCAGACCTGATGCAAGACTATCAGCAGAACTGGGCAAATAAAGGCGTCACCATGTCCGAGTACGGCGCAATGCACGCCCAATCCCCGGGTGGTCAGCAACGCTTTAATGACTATTCAAATAGTCAATCTGGCGGTGGTGGCGGTGGTGGCGGTGGTGGTGGCGGTGGTGGCGGTGGTGGCACCGATCCGTACATGGAAGAGATGCGTAGGCAAGAGCAAGCGGCTAAAGATGCTGAAGCTAAACGCAAAGCTGAAATGAAGAAAAACAATAGCTCGATTAACTCAATGTATGACGAGCGAGCTAAACAGTTTGACCAGTACGGCAACGATCTGTACGATCACAATGTTACATCTTTCGATGAGAACGCCGACCAAGCCAGAAACCAAACAAACTTTGCTTTAGCTAGATCAGGCAACCAAGGTGGCTCAGTAAACGCGGACTCAAATGCAAACTTAGAAGAGATGTATCAGAAAGGTTTAACAAACCTGCGATCTGGAGCAACTGATTCAGCTCAAAGCCTAAAGCAACAGGATAACCAGCAACGCAACAATCTTTTACAGATGTCTGCGGCAGGCCAGTACAACTCATCTTATGCGCCTCGATCAAGTGTTGGTCAGAGCACATCAATGACCAGCCTTAACGCAGGTGTAGGAAATCAGTTCACTAACTTGCTTGGTGGTATAGGTGGGGCAAGCAAGCAGAAAAACCCGTGGGGCTATTGATATGAGTATGTGGGGTAACGCCTCCGGATGGGGGTTTGGAGCAAACCTGCTAGGCATGGGACTAAATGCCTATGGTAAGCATAAACAAGATAAGGCAAACAATGCCGCCATGGATGAGGCTAACGCCGCCATGGATAAGTATAACACGGATATGCAGGCCTACAACGATGCCCAAGCGCAGGCCGCTCACGGTTCAGCTATGGCTGAATGGCAAGCACAGCGCGATCGAGAGCTAGCAATGCTCAAAGATCAGGGCGCAACAATGGATGAATTATATGCACACGATCAGCAAATGGGTCAAGACTTTATGGAGCAAGTTGCGGCGTTCGGACCGGAACAAGCCCAAGAAGCAATCGACACCAACACAGCAGAAGCAAACGAAGAACAAGCGGCAGTCCTTGAGCAAGCGCAAGCAGAACAAGGCGAAGTAACTGCTGGAAGTAGCTCATTCCAAGAGGCGGCTAATGCGGCAATGGAAGGCGCAAACGAAAAAGCTAACGCTAACTCAGAAAGGATGGCTGGATTAACAGGCGTCACCAGAATGCGGGATGGAGAAGATAAGGCTGGAATGCAGATGGGTGTTATAGGCTCAAGCGGTGAAAGAGCTAAGGACTACATTACAAAGATGGGTGACCTTAGGCAACGACGCCTTGGTTACGCTCCTCCAAGAGCTCCGTCTGGGCCAAGGGATACATCAGGTATGCCGCAAGAGCCTGACATGGAAATTGAAGTAGACAACAAAGGTAACTGGGCATCAGCTCTTGGGTCAATCCTTAGTAGCGGTGGAAACATGTATAACCAATGGCAACGTTGGGGTAAATAGAAATGGCAATCACAATTAAAGAAGCAAGCAACACACCATTGGCAATCGCCGCTCTAGCTAAGGGCATGGCTGACTCATATGTAAACTACAGTGGTCAGCGAATACAGGATAGGCAGTACCAGCAGGGTATGGATCGTCAAAACCGTTTAGACATTCAGGGTCAGGAAAATTGGGAAACCAAGTTCAATGCTGATCAGGAACAGCTTGCCTACCAAAATGAAGCAAACGAAAACGTCATAAAGTTAGCCGCAAAAAATCGCACAGAAGATCACGCTTATAGGGATAGACGCGATACCATTAACGATGGTAGAGCTGATCGCGCTGAAGGCAGGCAGGATAAGAGTTTAGGTATACAAGAGGGTCAGTTTGGTTTACAGAAAGACCAGTTTAGCCAGAGCAAATTGCACCAAGATAGAATGCATGATAAATCTGTGGAGGACACTGCGCAAAGTCAGTCCAATTGGGAAAAAACTTATGAACTCCAAGAGAAACAGTATTTGCAATCCTTAGTAAAGGAGGAGACAACAGCAGAAGAGGCGATCCGAATTTTCACGGATTACTATATCAAGAAGGGCTATTCACCGGAGCAGGCCGAGCTGAACGCGGTTTCTCAGTGGGGTAACACTACATCCGTCATGCAAAACCCAATGGGTATAGGGGGCGTTATGATAGATAAGGGTAGCAACAGTAGTGAAGCAACAGTTGATGGTCGGGGCAATATCACCCCAAACTCAGCTCTTGGTCAAGCGGCGGTTGAGAATGGTCCTAGTATGGAAGGAACTTACCTAACCGCAGATGGTATACAAGTGTCTGGTCAAGATATAGCTAATTATGCACTCACAAATGAAATGACTGTGCAACAAGTTATGGATAAGTTTGGAATAAAACAATAATAATATGAACCCACTCTCGAAGGCGAAGCCGGTTAGCGGATGGAACTCTAGCGCACCGGATAACCCTCTAAATTCTGCAACTCCTGTCTCAACTGGCGAATACAATAATCCGCTAAATAACGCAAACCCCGTACAAACCCACTCCCCTTGGTCGTTTAATTTTACCGACCCCAACACTGGTCAAGTGCATCCTAACTACCTCCCAAGAGGTTTTAGTAATGTACTGTTCAATCAAACTGGGAACTTGCTTGACTTCTTTGGTGCCGAGGAAACCGCTGACACTTTACGTGCCACGGCTGAGAATTCTTTTGGGTCTGAGATGCGGTACGATTGGGAAGATGTGAAGGAGGAAGACATTGGCATTCTTGAGACAATCAAGCGTGGCGGTCTTTATGGTCTAGACTCTCAGCCAGCATCTCTCGGATACCTTGCTATGATGGCTCCCGGAATGGGAGTTGGTGGTGCCGCAACACCAGTTATTAGAGGTACTGCCGCGGCGCTTGGAACTGCTCCAGCAGGGATTGCAGAGCTTGAGCGTGTTGCTCAGGCCCGCGCTAGAGCTGACGGAGTGCCTGAAGGTGTAGACCCCACTCTTGCTCAGTACGGTGCCGCCGCTCCATCAGCGTTAGCTAATATAACGCTTGATAGATTTGCCGCTAAGTTACCATTCACAGGAAAGCTAAAGGGTGCCGCAGGTGTTGGAACCGCAGTAGGTACTGAGCTTGGCACAGAATTCACGCAGGGTGGTCTGGAAGAGTTTGCCACTAAGTTTGGCACCCAGTCGCAACCTCAGATGGACATTTTAGATGCGGGTCTTGCAGAGGCAGTAGCAGTAGGACCTCAGGCTGTGGTACAAGGTGTGGCCTCTACAGTCTCTAATCTAAATCAATCTGCCGCTACCGCAAACCAATCCCCATTTACTCCTGAGGCAAACGCCAACCCTAATGAGATGGCCCAAGGCCAAGATCAACAGGCTCAAGTTTCACCGGCACAACAGCCTCGATCTGCTCCTGATGTAATGGCTGATAGGCAGGCTCAATTAGAGCAAGCTATAGCAGAGCAAGAGCAGATTCAACAAGATATGGTTCCACCTACTCAGGCGGGACTTGAAAATGTTGAGGGCGCCATCCCCACTATTAACCCAGAACTATCTAGAGAGCCTGCAACTATACCGCAAGCAGAAACTACTGCGCCTGTAAACTACGAACCCACAACGCAGGAGGCTGAAACATACCCGCCTTACCGCACCTCTCCATCGGCGTGGGATAAATCCTTCACAACCAGTAAAGGTGAGGTTGTTCCAATGTCCGGTGAGGTGGTTGGTAATTTCACCACTACAGAAAGAGCTAGCAGTAAGAAAGGCGACGTAACTGTACTTAGGCCCTCTAATGACAGAGGCGCTACAATCAGGTTGGAGAGTAAACGATCTCTCGATGACCCAAATGTACAACGATTGATTAAAGCCCTTGGAAACTATAGGAACCTTCCAAACAACTACCCGATCAGCATAAAAGATGACGGAAGAAAGACTATTAGTCCGGGTGTTGTAGCTGAAACTGAGGGTACACACTGGCACGGTAACAAGTCAGGTAAATCTCAAAAGGTTGAGTTCTACCTTGACCAACTAACTAATGATGTTGGTGGAACAATTGAAGAAATTGTTGCAGAAGAGATAGGCATCCATGGCCTTAGCCGAATGGCTGGCGATGTTACATCAAAAAAGAACAAAGCTTTTTGGGATACAGTTTACAAGCAGAACAAGTCTAAGATAGGGGCTTGGACTGAAGGTGGTCGTGGAAAATTCTATAGAAATGAACCAACAAGGTCGCAGGCTGAAGAGTGGATTGCAGATCAGACTCGCGCCGAGGTTGCAGAGGTAACCAGTGGTAAACGCAAATCATTTAGTAGGCATGTCAAGCAGTACATCAGGTACGTAGCTACCCAGCTAGAGAAGATGACTGGTAAGAAGTACACATCCAGACAGGTCCAACAGATCATAGTAAAAGCGGCAGAGCGTTCTGCCAATGCTGACCCAGATAGCACCATAACTAGTGAGAGCATGTGGTCTGACGGTCAGGACTTTGCCAGCATCTCACCAGAAGCTTTTGATGCTTTGGATGCATACGAGCAAGACCCAGACAATAAAGATGCACAGGAGATGTACTCCAAGACTGTTGGGGATGTGCGTCAGGGATGGCCTCAACCAGATCAGGTAAAGAGTAACTACTTAACGCACTGGACTAACTCACCTCTTAAAGGGTTCAAGGGATTCAAGTTCCAAGGCGCTACACATTTTGCTATCAAGGATGGCAAGTACAAGGAAGCTGAACTCAGTAAGACCATGACAGACAATGTTGCGGCTACGTTTACCTACATCCAGCAACAGCTAAGCAAATACCCCGGTAAGTTTGAGGCTGTGTTTGAACGTCCTGACAGACTTAAGAAGTCAGATGGCCTGATGCGCAACTCAGTGTACGTAAAGATTAGAAGGAAGGGTGACACAAGCACCTACTTTAACTTCAGAGTGTCCGATCACGTGGAGGATATGTCTCAGAGGTTTAGGAATAATGACCCAGTAACAATCAATCTAAGCAATGCTCAGCTCAAGAAGTTTGATGATGCTGACAAGGCTAAGGTTGACGCTGGTTTCAAGATGCTTCTTGATGACAATCTGTACAAAATCTCAAACCTGCAAGCGGCTATAGATTTCCAGATCAATGATGGCTTCTATGCTAAACCATTGTCTACCACGCTAAAGATTCCTAATTCCAATAAACCTAATTACGCTCCAGCTAAAGAGATTTTCGATGAGGGTGGTGTGGGTAGGCTTAGGTTTGTCAGGCCAGAGGGAATCACTCCATTAGACCTAGCAGGGCTGAAGGACCAAGGTAGTAACACCTTAGTTCTTGGCACGTTTAGCTATGCCGATCTGTTCAATGGCAAGGTTAAGGTTGAAAGAGGCGTTCTAGAGAGCCTTTACTGGGGCACGGTTGAAGGCAATAAGCGCAATCCTACCAAGATGCCAGAGCCTGTAGACGTTGATGAAAGCGTTGCAATGTACTCTTACTCTAAGGGTGATGTTAATTGGGTTGGCCCAGATTCGTCATTCGATGTCGGCACCCATAGCAACATGCCTGAGATATCTACAAAAGAATTCAAGAAGGCTGTTAATAAGGTTCACAAGAACCCAGATTACCATAGGATATACAGAGGTGTTGCCGATTACATCTCCGATGGGGACACCGACGCCCTTACCGATAGCGTAGAATCTCAACGAAACTATGCGGAATACCATTCTGATGTTGAGCAGACTTTAGATGAGTTGGGCATGATCAAGGATGGCAAGGTCACAGCACTACGTGTCGAGAGATACTTTGGTGATGGCTGGCAGGAAGGTCAAGGAGTAGCATCATTCTCTATCTTCCCAGACTGGGGCATGATGGTAAATAGACTTGGCCTTGCTGTTGGTAAGCAGGGTCAAAGAGGCGCAATGGAGGAACCAGAGATACGAGCTAGGAATAGCCGTCCACCTCAGGAGCTTCTGATTAGAGAGATTCCTGTTGAATCCATACTGGCATTTGGTGAGTATATGGAAGGCGAGATCATTGTCGATACCGACTTGGTTTCAATGCTTAGCGTTCAAGGAGATAGACTGAAGAAGATAAAGTTGACTCCAGCGGAAACAAATTTCTTTAAAGGCATACTCGGAAACAAGACCAACATTTCTACCACTGGTGGAAAAGCTGTTAGCAATTACCAAGGTGACGCCGCAGAGTTAAAAGATGCCGCGCCTAGCGTGGAGTATAGCGATGGACATATCTACATATCTGAAGGGGATATAGATGGACTTGGGAAATACATAGATGAGGTTGTAACTCTTAGAGAGAGTGATAGGCTTCCACCTCGATTTTATAACGACAAGTTTATGAAGTCCGTATACTTGGATGACGGCGTTGAGATGAACAGCGTTGCATGGAATCCCATTGCCAAGAAGAAGCAGGCTAAGGCTAACGCCCAGTTCAATCAGGCTCAGAGCAAGAAGCGAGAGAAGAAGGATATGGATAGCCTGTCTAAGGCCGCTAAGTCTGGAACCATTGGTATGCCTAAAGGTATGAAGCCGATGGAGGATGACGGTACAGAGATGTACAGCTTGTCAGGCGCAGGTCAAAACTTAACACCGCAAGAGGAGGAGTCATTAAGGGAAGAGGGCGCTAAATATCGAGATCGTTTGAGATTAGAACATGAGAGAGAGATTAAGAAGCGTGCAGAAAAGGATCGCGCTAGAGAGTTTGCCATCGCTACCAAGAAAGAGGCGGCTAAGGTTGAGGCTGAAAAGCAGGTTCAATTGCGTAAGGAGTGGCAACAAAAGCAGATAGAAAAAAGGCGTGAGGAGAGGCAAGCAAAAATTCAAGCGGGTCTTGCAAAGGAGCAGGAAAAGCGAAAAGCAAAATTTGCTGAAGAGGATAGCGCGGCAGAACGTAAGAAGCTACAGGAAGAGAAGCTTCAGGAGCTAAGAACCAAAGAAATTGAAGCGAGAATTAAACATCAGGGAGATGAAGATTGGAACAAATATGGTTTTAAAGTTGAAGATGATGTTCCTGTTCCGGAGGATTTAGAAATTGAAGGCTATGGGGAATACGAGAAAAAGAAAACCCCTAGCGAAAGAAGAATGCTCAAAAAGAAGGCTAATGAGTACCAGACTGAGAAAGATAAAAAGCATATCAAGGATATGAAGCGCCGTCAGGCCAAGTACAAAGAGTCTGGATTTGAGACAGAGATTGACCATGCCACAGCGGTAAAGGCTGAGCCAATAATAATGTCTGAAGAGCAAGCTGAGAGCCTTGGCTATACGCTCAATGAGAAGGGTCAGGTAATGAATACCTTTGAGGGGACTATAGGCTATGGCTTACCTCTCCGGCCTGTGTTTGCGTTTAATAACGAGGCTAATCTCTTCCTTATATCTAAAGAAGATAACCAAAAGAAGGGTAACAAGTTCTTACAGGATGCTGACGTTAGTGAGATATACGATGGCATAGAGATGTGGTCAGCTAAGCCTGATACACGCACGCCATACCAGAAAAAGTACGGTGCCCCAGAAACCATAAAAGATATTAACTGGTTTGCACGAGAAGATGGTGAACCATTCCGACCAAGACATTTGGTGAACTTCTTTGTTGGTAAGGGTGAGATAGTGCCTGACAGTATCAAGAATAAGGTTAATGATGCCATGTACGGTATCAACGATAACCTGATTGAGAAGTATGGTATCGACCTTACCAGCCTCAGTATCACCGGATTAACTGGTTTGCAGAGTCAGAACCTGTACCTAGAGAAGCGTTACGAGATGTTTGGTAAGTATCTTAAGTCCGCTAACTTTGCTTCACAGGTTTACCAAATCTTTGGTGGAAAAAGTAATAAGGAATATCACAGTGCTGTGTTTGATTACCTAACAGGCGTTATCCAAAGGGATCAGTTAAAAGCTCCTGCGGATGTTGTTGCTATGGCCGTCAAGCTAAAGAATCAGATTGACAGTAATGCTCAGCAATTAATTAGGCAGGGCGCCCTGAGTCAGGAGGCTTTGGAGGGTGGCAATAACTACCTCCCAAGAATGTACCTCAAGCATGTGCTTGGTAAGGAGAACTATAACTCCCTCTCTGGCGGTGGTTCAATGAGCAACCAGAACTACCTGAAGAAGCGTGTCCTCAAAAAGGCTGGCGATAAGATTGCTACAGGCAAGGTCATTGGTCCTGACGGTAAGGCATACGATATGTCTGAGCTGATGGGGAAAGAGGCGTTAGAGAAAAGTAATAAGCGTCTCAAGCTTTGGGAAATTAAAAGAGATGAGTGGCTTGAGAATAATTACGACTCATATAACTCGGAGATTAGTAAAGCAACGTCTAAGGCTAGGACACAAAAAGCTAAAAAGAATGCTCCATATAAAGAGCCGACCAATAGTGAGATAAATGATACAGAGCTAACCAAGGAAGAGTCTCAGAAAATTAATGATCAAGTGGAGGCTAAGTTAATGCCTGCATCATTGCTTCAGAAGAATAAGCCTAAGACATCTCCTATAAATATAAGTAAAGAAGAAGCTACCAAAGCATTAAAGGACCCAAGTAACAAGGACTGGAAAAAAGAGTACCACACTGTTACTAAAGAAGAAGCTGTAGATGACGATAATGTCAGAGAGATCATGGGGGAGATTGTTGACCCCGGATATCTTGGCGCCACCACTGTGTCCAATGTTGGAAGGGATATAGCAACTGCTGATTTCTTAACTGAGATTTCACAGGCTGGTAATGCGTGGATTCTTGAGAAGTCGGTTATAAATGTTGCCTTAAAGAAGGATGACAAGGGCGTAACCAGAATGGTTGAGGCTGATGGTGGAAAGAAGGTGTCATCTGTATGGCTTAAAAGAGAAGCATCCATCATGGCTGAGAGAGAAGCTAGTGGACACATGACGCAAGAGGCAATAGCTAACTCAAAGGCTGTTAGAGAAGACATGGTAACCATTGCCAATAGGATGGAAGAGGAGATGAGAAACCCTCTACCTGAAGACAAGAAGGCTTTTGATAAGAAGCTTAAGCAGTATCGTCAGGTGCCTAACTCCCCTAAGTACGGGGTTCTTGCTGGCATGTACATAGACAAGCGAATCTACAACGACCTATTCTCTAAGCACAACTCCGGTCAAGGTAACAAGTATTGGAAAGCGGCTGAGCAGATGCACGGCTGGTGGAAGATTGCCAGAGTTCCTTTGAACCCGCCAACAATCATGAGAAACGTCATGTCAAACATGGTGCTTATGACTCTTGACGGAATGAGTCCTTACGAGATTGGTAAGTACGTAGTCCAGTCTTTCAACATCATGAGAGCCCAAAAGGGGCCTGCTTGGGATGCGGCTCAGAAGTACGGAATACAGTTGCAGACATTTAGCAACCAAGAGATGGGCGTTATAAGTAAAGAGTTCCGCAACATGGCGGCTGATAACCCCAAGTGGAAGCAAAACTTCTGGGCTATTGCAAAGGTTGTGTCTAAAGCTACTGACTTTTATGGACACGTGGAGACATGGCAGAAGATTGCCGTTATTCAGCGTCATTTAGATGAGGGTGCGACAGACTGGGAAGCAGTACAAAGAGCACAGGATGCGCTGTTTGATTACTCCTTACTGAACGCTGGCGCTAAAGCATTTCGTAAGGTGCCTATTGGTGCTCCGTTCCTTTCATTCTCACTTCTTTCATTTAGAAGGATGGGGCAGGTGGTTTCAAAGAACCCATTACGATTATTGCCTTGGTACTTAATGACACAGGCTATGTGGTCTGCATCAGCCTTGGTTATGGGCGTTGATGATGATGACTTAGATGACTTGCATGACTCCCTCCCAGAGTATCTATCGTCCAAGCCAAGTGTTCTCCTTATCCCTCTGCCAATGAGAGATGCAGAAGGCAGGGTGCAGTTTGTGGACATCTCTTACACTCACCCATTTGGTATTCACTGGGAGATGATAAAGCAGTTTATGGATGGCGATATAGATGAACTTGCTCAAACCATGGGAATTATGGGCGCTCCCCTGCTTCAGCTCGGGATAGCAATGGTGACTGGCGAAGACCCCTTTACTAAGAAAGAAATTACAAGTGATGGGTATCCAATTTCTAGAAAGATTATGGATAGGTTCAATTACCTGTGGAGGCAGACAATGCCAACCATGCTTACTTGGGGTGAGAACAGCGCAAGCCCTCTATATAAGATGTATGAGGCCGCTACAGGCATTGTTGGGACCAGCAAGCTGAACTATGGCGAGGCTAAACACTCTATGGGTCAGGCTCTTGCTAGGATGGTGGGTATAAACACTTACGGTGTAGACCCAGAGCTTACCGCTATTAAGAATGTTCAGATTATGCAGTATCAAATGGCTGATTTAGATGCCGCCTATAAGAGAGACATAAGAGGTGTGATGGCGCAAGCTAATAGTGCTGAACCCGGAAGTAAGAAAGAGCGGAAATGGCTAGACAAGGCGGATAAGCTAATTGCTGAGTACACCATACAGAAGATGGCATTAGCTGGCGATATGCAAGAGATGATGGATTTGTCTGAAATTCACCCCAACCTTAGAATAAAGGATATGAAATAAAGCTGGGGGAAGAACACAGGGTTTCTCCCGCCCTGTGCCCCCAGCCCTACACCATGAAACCACATATAGTATCAATAGTGTTCCGAGACATTACAGCCACATGTGACTGGACTACAGCCGACGAAGTTGATTGCCTCAAGATCGAGGTAATCGGATGGGAGGTACACCGTGATGACAAGACCGTCAAGATTGCCACGGCACGGGACCCAGAAGGGGACTACAGTGCGATACACGCAATCCCCACTGGGTGTATTGAGTCAACTACGATCCTATTGCCCGGTCGAGCGCTGACACAAGACGCCCTTTCTGATTCCGAAGGTAGTGCCTATTCGTGATCGACTGACTGCTGTGACCTAACGCATAGGACGCCATCTCCGGGTCTTCCCTATCAGTGGCAGACTTGGCTCTCAGGTCTTTCAACTTGAAATCCTCTACCCCAACTGGGAAACCTTTCCTAAACTCCTTGGCCATGTGTCGGTGCTTGTACTGCTGACCGTCAACACGCCTAATGATGAACTCACCTATTGGCTGACGCTTTCTACTGCGCTCTACCACGGCCTTCAGCTCATCTGACCACAGGAATCTAACCTTCTTGCCAGTCTTTCCTTCACTGGCGTACAACCATTCATCAAAACAATCTGCAAAGCGCAGGCTCAAAACGTCGTTGATCCTTAGCCCTGTCAGGTAGACGATCATCATCAAGTCCTGAATTGCGGGAGGCTGAGCCTCGTACACAATCCTGAACTCTTCGTCTGTGACGTACCTATCCCTAGGAATCTCCCTATTGCGCTCTACGCCGTCTGTAGCGTTGAACTGTACGTGACCCCTGTTGCGACCCCAACCAAGCATGGCGGCTAACGTAGCCACCTCTCTGTTCGATTGGTAACGCTTACCTGTGTCAAGGTACTCCTGAATCTCCACTGGCTTGATGCTATCTAGCAATCTGCCTCCAAACACCTGATTCAATCTAGCGTGCTCAGCTAAATGCTTCCGGTACTCATTGAGCGTCTTGGGTGACAGGATGCCGTCATCAACCTCACGTTGTCTTGCCGCTAACCAAACTCTAGATAGTGGCATGAGTCGGTCCTTCTTCTCATCATACTCAGCTACCCACTTATGGTACGCCTCCAGTATCTCTGACTCAGGAGCGTCCACTGATCCTAGCAGGTGGTACTTTCGCTCCTTGTTTCGCGTCGTTGAGAAATACCAAGTCCGTTTCTTGAGTTGCAACCCTTTCAATTTCTGCATATGTTTCTCCCGTTATGTTTAATGCGGTGCCTAGCAGACAAGGAAATATGAGACGCTGAGAATCTACTAGGCTTGGTTAGGGCTCCCGCAATCACCCCCAACACCTCAACGCCACTATCAAATCGGTGAGCACTTTATAGTCGTACTCAGGACTCGGCCATCACCCGTTAGAACGGAAGATCGTCATTCAGCTCTTGGTCAGAGCGAGGTGCTGGCTTCGAACCACCATCAGACTTGGAATCTAGGAACTTGAAGTCCCGACCCTTGATGTTGGTGGCGTACTTCTTCTCACCATCTTTCTCGTACTCACGATACTCGATAGACCCAGACACGTACAACTTAGAGCCCTTGCTCACATACTGGTGGATGATCTCCGCAGGCTTGCCAAAGAACGTGACACGATGCCACTGCGTTGACTCCTGAGGTGTGCCATCTTTTGACTTCCACTTCTCCGTGGTAGCCAGCGACAGGTTCACAACTGAACCACCTGACGTCTCCCGAATCTCTGGGTCTTGTCCAACATTACCAATCAATGTCACATTATTGACCATCTACTTTCTCCTCTTTCTTTGGGGTTTCTACAACACTATTCAAATCAACTTTCGTCTTCTTCTCGGACTCCATGTCCTTGATCTCGTCTATGTCACCAAGACCTGCCATGCCAAACGCTAAACGGATCGCCTGAATGGTTGCCTTATGGCGCAACATACGGTTCGGCATCTTCTTCCAGATGGGTGACCGTGCGTTGAAGCACTCTACCATCCACTCAGTAGCCGACACTGGTATTGAGCGATCTTTGCGATGCACACTGCAAGTCATGCTCTCCAGCTTGCCATCTTTGTCCCGCGTCTCTTCGTAGCTCATGCCATCAAACGACGGGTCACGGTTTGCGATCGTGATGAACCCATCCACTCCGACCAAGGCTTTGACACCGCCCTGTCCGGGGAATGCGTACACCTCAGACGCAAATGGATCAAGGCTGTAGCGCTCACAAATCAACAGGAATGCCGCCGCCTGTTCCTTGGTTGCACGCTGTGGCATGACCGTGTTATTCAGGACCTGTAAGAAAGCCCCACTATCCATCCCGTACCGCATTGCCATCGTTCTCACAATGGACTTTTCACCGCGTTTCTCAGGAGCCTTATCCTCCTTCTCAACACTTTCCTTCTTTCTAGCCGTCATATATATCCTCTTCTAGCTATTTGAACGTGATACCCAACGGGGTAATTCCATCGACTTGATATCAGTCGAGTAGGGTAGATGTACTCCCTCTGGGTCGCCCTCACCCGCAAGATAGTTCTCCATCCCCTTGAGCTTGAGCTTCCTACCGTGAGCGTAGATTTCCTCACTAGCTGAGAAAATGTTACAACCCATTGGTGGAGCCTTCTCTACTGCAACCCAAACAAAATGTACATCATAGTCAGGGAACAACTTAGCTACTCCATCGCGGTAGTGTGCCGCCTGTAGCGCATAGTCCCAATTGACTACTGACCTTTGGAATGCCTGATACTCGGCAGACTGTGTGGTCTTCAGGTCTACAACTAACAACGTGTCACCAAAGGCGACCAAGTAATCAGCTCTACCCTTGAGCCTCCACTCCTGACCAAGGTGTTCCTCAGTCCAGAACAACGGCACCTCAGCAACTCCACCAGTGAACATATCTGCCGCTTTAGGGTTGCGTAGTACGTGGTCACGCAGTATGAGAGCCTTGTCTAACTCATCTTGAGTGATGGCAAACTTATCACCTCAAACCTCTCAGGCTCCAATACGCAAGCGTGTACTATCGTTCCAGCACGTAAAGCCGCGCTATAGGAGTAATCCTGTGGATAGTCTTGCTTGTGCTTGTAGTGCCCGTATGACTTGGCTAAGAGCCTCAGGTCTGATGCCGCTATAGCATCGTGAGCTCTGTACTCAACCTCATCCCACATCGCAGGGTTTGCACTGACCATGCTATCAATGGCCTCAATCAAGTTCTCGTTTTGTTTCAAATGTTTCTCCTTTTATTTACGATTGCCCTATTATATCACTTTACGTTGTGAAACGCAAGGACAAAACATGAGCTATGAGATATCCACAATCTTTACATCATATCTGCCATTTGGTTTCTTCCACCAACCATGAACATGAATTAGTATATTAGCATCTCTTAATGTAGCTATTGCATCCGAATCCTCAATCTTTTTGATCCGACTACTCATGTTGCTCTTGCTAGTAGTCTGAACCATAAGTATGTCCTCATCCCTGACCGCCAATATATCAATGATCCCAAATAGATCGTGCCTTCTCCTCGTGAAAGCGTTATAGTATTCGACAGTTTGTACCAGCGGGTACTCTTTGCGCAGTAGCCTGACGCTACGATTAGTTAGCGACTCGGCCATCTTCTGTGTACTCTATCTCTATCCCTTCCTGCAAAGCGTGATAATTACAGGTATTTCTCTCACCCTTCCACAATCTCATCGTAATTCTTTGTGCGCACTTATTTTCATACGTACCTCTCATGTGGTATGGATTATGCTTGCAATCGTTACAGGACTGAGGCCCCCGTTTGGGAACCCAATCCTCTGGGGTACTACCCCCCATCCTTTTTCTCCTGTTCAAACGACATGATCAGCTTCTCCGCATACGCTTGAATCTTCCTGCAATCACTGATGGCGTCATCTATATCGCCTTTTCTGCCCACCCTGACCGCATACTTGACTAGGTTCCCCTGAATGAACCCCAGATCATTCGCAAGAATGAAGTCAATGGGGCTTATCTTCATGTCGTAGTGTGGTGGGTTCGTTATGTCTTTAGACATTATCAATCTCCTGTATTCTCTTGATCTCGTTTTTCTTCTCCACAAACTGCCCAACCTCATTGAAGTGTAGGGAGATGCTAGGCATGTTCCCGCCTTCACGGTTCTTTAGGCACTCTAGGAAGCAATCAGGCTGGTCTAACACCTCCTGAACCTGCTCTTCTGATCGCTTACCTATCATCCCCTTCTGAATCTCAGACTTCTCGATGTTCCTGTTCACAGCAAACAGCGTTGATGCCATGTCAGTGATGCCTCCTGAGCCCTTCAAGCTGAACTTATCCACTCTTGAGCGCTCTGATTCACCCTTTCTAGCGTGCGCCACCATCAGAAAGATCAGCCCTGTGTCCCTAGCTGTGATCGCTAACTGGTCTGCCATGTCCTGTTGAACCAAGTTCAGGTTCGCCGCATTCGCTTTGGAGTGAACCTTCATCATGCTATCAATGATCACCATGGTCACACCCAGCTCCCGTTGCGCAAACAGACTGATACCAATCAGCTCTTCCAATGTCACCCTGTGTTGTCTCTGGTACACCCAGATTCTGTCGCTCAGGTACTCAAGCGTCTTGTCAAAGTAATCCCTTGATGGACTCTTGACTCCTCCAGCTAGCTTGCAGAAAGTAGACACCACCGCTGGGGTTGGCATCTCCGCGCTCCATATCAGCACCTTCTGTGGCTTGGTAGCCGCTCCATCCCTAGTAGCATGCAATGCAATCTGCTGGGTGATCTGACTCTTGCCTGACCCAGACATACCCATGAAGATGTTGAAAGTGCCATCCGCAAATCTGAAGTCAAAGTTCCTCCATGGCGTGCTAACACCGCGTTTTTGGTTGATGCCCTGAAGGTAGTCCCAAGCTTCATTGCTGAAATCCTCAGGTGCCTTCACATCCCCAGCAGTAGGAGGAACCAGTAGCTCGTCTTGCCAGTTTACATCCTCTAAAATCAAATGATCAAATCCCATTAGCCTCTCCCGCTAAATACGTTTCTGAAAATGTCTACGCCGTCATCCTCTACCTTCTTAGCCTCTGGCTCTGGTAGATAGTTCAGGCAATAGCTGTTGCTCATATTTTTGTACCGCAAATTTGGGTTCTTTCTACGGGTGATAGTCACCAACCCCTGAGACTGCAATAGTTCCAATGTCTGCCTCAGGTAATGATCGCTAAGCCCGGACTTTCGCATGAGCGTTTCCCGCCCGGGATTTGAAACCCTCTCTGAACGCCTACAATAGTAGGCTAATGCCGCTAGCAGTGACCTCTCATTAGCTGAGAGATTATCCTCTAGCGCTAGTGTGTGATGCAGTGCTTGTCCACTCAAATTTGTCCCTCCTCTAGGTATTTGTGTCTGTGTGTGACCTCCGCTTTCCCTGCGCAGATCAATTGCTCTCCCTCCGTGATGGCCTTCAGTACGTGCTCATCAAAGCCTTGAACCTGTACAACCCTGTGTACGTGGTTCTCCGCAAGCACTTCCTTGAGCCTCTTTGTTTGCGGTGTGGTCTTGAATCCGACTGGATAAAGCCACATCTCATGCCCAACAGCAAAGCCCCAGTCATATTCGCTGGGGTCTACTCCACGCTCAACCAAGCACCAAGCTGTGTCATCTCTGGTCAATTTGGGTTCAGCTACCACCAATGGTGCGTGAATCCCGTAATAGACCCTGATAGCTCGACTGTCTTTGTTTCCACCGCCCCATGGCCGTGGGTGATCAAAATTGATCTTATCCGAATACGGCACCTTCAATTTAGGCAACTAGTACCTCCCTATCTGATAGAAAGATCGCCTCCCTCGGGAGTAAATCCTCCAGTGTTTTTGCTAAATAACTTAAATCGTTGTTGTCGCAATAGTTAAGAATCCGGTAGCAGATTCGTACAGTTGGAATTCGTGCTCCGGATTCGTAGAGACTTACCGCCGACTGCGTGATTCCCAATGAGACTGCAAAATCTTCTTGGTTCACGTCAGCCGCTAGTCGAATCTCCTTGATCTTGCCAGCAATCACTAGATGTCCATCTCGCGTCGCAGGTCAAACATCTCTTCCGTCAGCTCCTGTAGCTCTCTCGCAAGCACTTCCACCGTGTACATGAAGTCCTCACCTTCTTCTCGGATGCTGATGCTACCCAAGTCCTCACTTGCCTCTGAAACCTTGCTTCGAATCTGCTCGGCAATATTTGCTAATGCTTCGTTGCTCATCTTCTCTCCTTTTTGTCCAACGAGACGAGATTGCCCCGTGGTATCCAATGCAGGCTGTTTAGCCCCGCTACTTGTACAACCGCCCCTAATGCGCTACACGAGGCGATAGTTCCAACCACCCCTGCCATAGGGGGATGTATCTTTGGGCCTCCTATGACCCTTACGGCGTCTCCTGTGATCAAATGTCCTCCTCCTCCTCTTCTTCCTCAAAGAATCCCTTCCTCTCCAGTGAGCGGATGCGCTCAATCATCTCATCAGGCGACCAGCCGTGGGATTCAACTGCGACCAAGCCCTCCAGAAATATCTGGTAACTCAGTAGATGAAAATTGATGCTTCGCTTGGCGGCAGACTCAACCAAGCCCTTCATCGTCTTCTGAATCAGATCGTGAGCCTTGATCATGTCCTCCTCGTAGGCTTCCTCCCCGCCTTCCTCGCCACTCATCATCTGAGACTTGCGAAAGCTCTGCATGCTGATGACTTCACCCGACATTTTCATCCTCCTCCTCAAACTCAGGGAACTTGTGCTTCGCTACCCTATCGCATACTTCTTCGTATGACCAATCGTAGGCAATGAATCCATTGATGCAAATGGTGAAAAGCTGAACAATCGTCAACTGTCTCGGAATCCGCATGTCATCTGAATCAACCTGCATGGCTTTCACGTGGGAAACGGCATTGTCCATGGCCTTCAGCCATACCTGATCCCAGTCCTCTTTGGTGCGTGGTATATCTGAATCATTTGCGAAGTCGAAATATGCGACTCCGTTCTCTGGTCCTTTCGGCTTCATAGTATTTTTCTCCTGAATGGTTTAATCACCTTCTCGTTGATGCCTGCTCGTTTAGCGAAAAAGTTACGTGTTGTTACTAGGCTATCCAGCAAGCCCTGAATGTGTTGCTTCGATACACCCTCAATAGTGCGAGAGTCCTCAAAATTGAGTAGCGCCTCATCTAGCAGATCGACCATTCCTACTTTCTGGTAATCCTTTACCGTGATATTCTTGATACCAAACTTGTCCAAATTCCTATCTCCAGTCAATTAATGAATGCGCGATTATACATGAGAATATGACGAATAGCAATTAAATATCCTACACTGTTTTAAGGCTCCCATAAATACGGGGAGCGGTTGTGTGATTGAGTCGTTGTCAGCAATGCTCATCTACCGCAATCCTCAAACTTGGTGGCTCTGAATCATCGGGCCATGGTTTGGTAGTGAACCCCAGCTCGACGTATCGCTGAAAATTGAAACACGCTTTTGAGTTGTCGCGGCAGTAATTGTGCCAACTGCAATGGTCACATGGTGGTGGTGGTACATCATCAATTGCCTCTTGCAAAGTGTAGCGCCCTCGTAAAGGGCTAACCTTGGATTTGGCTATGTCAATGATGCTCAAGTTCGATCCTGAAGTTTTCCAAATGCATTCATGACTAGCGCAAACGCAAACCAAAACACAAAGACGTATGGCACATATGCAACCGTATCAAGAGACATAGGCGCGATGATTGCGTAGGGAACTGTCACGCACAACCCTGCCACAAACACGCCATTCAGGAATTTTTCTAGCGACTTCATATTTTTTGCCTCCGATAGGAACCTTTGCCCTTCTTGGGCTTCATTGGGCCACCTGCTCGACCCCGTGCTACATGCCGACGCTCAGCATTGCGAGGTCTAAGGGTGATTGTGGCCTCTTGACCTTGACTGCTTTTGACAGTCTTGATGGCGCTCATGGGAACGCCAATAGATCGCGCGGCCTCTGCCGCTGATCCACCGTGACGGGCTAACGCCGCCTTACTTATAGTGATCTTCATATTATTCTCCTATGAATGTTTAAAGGCGGTAAGACAGTGACCACGCTCAACGAGGCGGCCCTGCTCAACGTGAGTTGATCGACAGACTATTTTACAGCCACTGTCCTACCTAATTGGCGGTTCGTACGGGAATCGAACCCGTGTTGTCGCCGTGACAGGGCGAAGTCATAACCTCTAGACCAACGAACCATAATTTTTAAAGAGCGGATTATACATCACCGCCCGTGATGAAAATGTGATGCTACTCGCCAGCCTCAAAGCCAGACGATTTCAGGGTCTTGATGACCGCTGGAGGAAAGCGCTTGTGAGACATTGAACTTTCAATCCATGTCAGCAGTAGCCAGACCCGCCCAGCGTGCTCCGTGCCTCTTGGGTCACCTTT